AAATAGAACAATCTTTATTAGTATCTAATAAGAAAAAGTTGAACTCAAGAAAGACTGAATATCTTGAGTCTATTGACCCTGACTTATTCGAAAGTATTCTACGTGAGACACTTTTTCTTCCAAAAGAAGCTACACTTCATGAACGGATTTATTGCATATTGAATAATATTGATGATATGCCATTATGCCAGTTCTGTGGCAATAAACGGTCTTATGTATTATACAGAGGCTATAGAACAACTTGTGGAAAAGCAAGTTGTGGACTACATTTAAGATATCAAAATAAAGAGGGATAAAAACACATGAATAACTTTTCAGCAGAATATTTAGAAAAACTAAGTCAAGATTATGAATTCGTCGCAAAATCATTAGGGTTTTTTAAAGAAAACTATAACTTTTACGCCAGAGTAAACGGTCTCGACAATATCAATAATGCAATAGGAAAAATGGAAGCAGAGAAACTCGAACTTGCTGTTAAGATAGACTTTTTGACTAACTTGTTAAACTCTTAGAACTCTGCGTATTCATCCAAGTCATTTTCAATTAGTTCGCGTTGGCACGCAATGGCGTTTCGAGATTTAGCATACTTGCTTAGTATTTTGCATACTAAATCAAATTCTTTAGCTTTAGAACCATCTGGGTCTGACTTCCATTGGTCAAAACTGGTTCTTTGTTCTATTGAAACCCAATGTCCTTTGATTTTGAATATTGATAAGACAGGTTTTTTATAGGCAGCATCAAATCCAAGATAGATAGTATGAATTACTTCAACGTGATATTGAACCTCTTTGAGAGGAACATCACCAATGTCATATAGAACTAAGTCAAGACATTTTGTTTTTGCATCTCCAAATGTTTTGAGATTAGGACATTGAATGCTGAGCTTCCAATGTACTTGAGTATAAAGATAATCTAAGGTGGTTAAGTTCTTTGAGTCAATAACCATTTCATGTCTTATTGTATCAGGACAACCTTGAAGAGTAGTAAGACCATTTTCAACACCGGAAATAGTTTCAAAGTAACTCATAATTGAAAACTTGACAGGTAGTACGTATTGCTTACCATTATCTAACTTTAGACACGAAATAAAATATCCATGAGGCGCAGAAGTTGAATAAGTACCATTCTTATTCCTCTTTACACTTCCTCTAAAGTAATCACTTACATTGACATTAACATATGCTGGATTAGACGGGTCTTGCCATGGAGCAAGGTTTTTGGCAGATGCTTCTGCTAGATATGTTTTAAAACTCTGCATATTCGTCTAAATCCTTTTCGATAAGTTCACGTTGAAAACCAATGACATCCTGTGTAGGACGATGCTTTATCAGCATTTCGTCAATCTTATGATGTAAATCTCCAGACGATCTTGAATAGAGATACATATCAACGCTCATAGGTATTTTGCATAATGACAAGATATGACCTTTCAGCTTTTGAATATCGTTAATGAATAGTTCTTGAACTTCTGGTCCTATGAGCTTGTCTAACCCGGTAAGACCAATGGAATTTTCTTGACAATTGATAGTTACTCTTTCAGTAATAACTTTGAATGATGGAACACCATCGAAAACTAATTCTGATTGACCATGAGCAATAGGATCTTCATCTTTATTATTAAAATCATTAACTGTTTCTTCAACTGTTTGAATAATGTCATCATGTATATCCGGTAGTTCATGAATATAAGATGCCACAATCTTTGGTATTTTAGTCAAAATAGCTTCTTTATCAATATGAACTTCAGCTTGAGGATAGACAAACTTGATGTTTTTGACTATCCTTTGTCTAAGATTTTCTGATGGAAGATTTTCAAGAGAAAGGTCTACAACATATGTTCCACTACTAACTCTGCCTTGTGTCGTCATCGGTAATTCATTCTCAAATAGTTCTTTTATTTTCATTAAAACTCCGCATATTCGTCTAGGTCTTTTTCGATAAGTTCTCGCTGACATTGTATAATACTAGAACTATTATACTTATTTAGTATTTTTAACACTTCTACTACTTCAGTTAGAGACGTTCCATTAATTGTCATAATTGAACCCCATGTCAATTTAGCATTACATTTCAACAATGATAACAGCGGTTTTTGTTTGATTAGGTGTAGAGCGGTGTTATAGAAACGAATTTGTGGAACTGCAAAATGTTTGTGTAAATCTCTAAGCGGTGCTTTCCCAATACTTCCAATTTTTAGTTCTTGTGCAATCGAAACTTTTCCACAATCAAAACTTTTCAAGTTAGGAGTATAGAGATATAACGAATCTTTGATAACTGGAGTACAATGTTCTAATGTTTCTAATGACGGAACACTTATATTCAATTGGTCGCATGCATCAGGAATTCCCCAAAGTGATTTGAAATTTGAACCATCTGCAACATTTATTTCAAACTTCTTAGCAGTTCTGTACTTTACCATGAGTGCAGTTTCACCATGACCGTATCCGCCAATGTCGCCATATACCCCATTAGGCGAATAGTCCGACTTAGTGACAGATACAGTTCCGTCTTTATTCACTTTCCATCCAGACATATTAGCATAATTTTTCATATAGTACTGAACTTTCTCAGGGTCAGTAATATGCCAAGGGGCAAAATTGGTTGCTAACTTTTCAGCAAGATAAGATTTAAAATTCTGCATATTCGTCTAAGTCACGTTCAATTAGTTCTCGTTGAAAGCCAATAGTATCTTTACTCCCATTATAGTATTTATGTAAAATGTCATTAACAATTTTAAGGTCGCTAAGTAATTCATCTGGACCATTTATCATGATGCTATCAAAACCTTTTACTTTTAGAAGCGATAGTATTCCAATTGATTTAGCCGGTGCTTCAAAACGAATGTCCAATTGAAATGCACTTGAACCTTCTATTAGTTTTTCGATACCTTTAACAGACTCTTGGTTAGTATAGATAGTAGTCAAATGATTTTGAATGACCATCTTGAAAGCAGGTGGCCAATGACATTCAATATGACTGTAAGCGTCAACAGGTTCAAAGTGGTCAGTAACTATGTCATGTATATCACCTAAGAAATCAACAGTTTCAAAAAGATGTTGCGGAACATCGTGTATTTTGACAATTATTGAATCAAAAATAGAAGTGAACTCTATTGTATTAGAAAGGTTGTATTCTTCCTTGATAAATTTTGTAATTAGGAATACTAGAGTTTTACGTTTGCCGACAGAAATAGGACCAGCAAAGTCAATTTGTACATTGACAATTGGTAAGTGTCCAGCACTTTCTAATAAGTATTCTTTAAAACTCTGCATATTCGTCCAAGTCGTTTTCTATTAGTTTACGTTGGCATCCAATAATATCAGGGTTGTTTGACGCTAAGTATGTATTGACTATTCTAGTTGCTTCAACTAATTCTTCGTTTACTTTAGTTTTATCAGAAAAGTAAAGTTGAATACCAAACATATTTCGTGTAGGCTTTTTAATTTTGAATATACTAAGTAATCCTTTTCCAACTAAAGTTTTTGCTGCGGCATTAGACAATGTTATGTTATTTACTATTTTGAAATGTTGTCCGATAGTTCTAAACAATTCATAGTCAAATTCGTAGTCAAGCACTAATCTATGACATGTAATTTGACATCCTTGACCCCATTCTTTCAACTTTAGACAATCGGTCAATATCAATGCCTCTTTAACTTCACATGCAAATCCTTTGAATGAAGTAATTTGTGAAAGTTGTATGTTTAAACTCATTCCGACTTTATTAGGTCCATATTCTAATGTAGTCAATTTCCTAGTATTGAAATCTTTTATACTAACTCTACCTGGGCAATTGATATTGTTATACTTTACAAGTAGTCCAACTTCACCATTATCAACAGGTCCGATTTCACGAATAGCGAAGAATTGCTCTCCTCGAACAGAAATACTTCCATTCTTTAGGAATACGAATGTAGTTGGCAAATATTTATTTCCATAATGTTCAAGATAAAACTCATGAAGTACTTCCTTAGTTGCTTCTGGAGTTGTTGGGTGCCAAGGTGCCAAGTTCGTTTGCTTAGCTTCAGCAATAAAGTTCTTAAAATTCTGCATATTCGTCCAGGTCGTTTTCAATTAGTTCGCGTTGGGCAGCAATAGTGTCATGGGATTTTGCATATTTATTTAGTATTTCAATCCAGTGTTCATTTTTTCCTAATACTGAATGTAATGATTTTATCTTCAACATACTCAACACGTTAGTGACTTCTCCTACTATATGTTCAAACCTGAACACTTGAGTATCAGGGAAATGTTTGTCAAAGTTGCTAAGTGAGATACTTTTATTACGTTTCAAATCAAATACTATGACTGGATAATGTATGATAGTATTAGGATTGACCGGACCAAAGAACCATACACTTGGATTGACTTCATCTAGTGTCAATCCACCGCTTAGCTCACGATTAGAAAAATTCGCTGCTTCAGTCGCTATTTCTTCTAACTCATCTTGTACATAATGTCGATTGCTTAGTTTAATTTCAACTTGTAGATTGTCATCTCTATTGAAACCCCAATCAATATCTTTCATACCTAAATGACTTTTAAGATCGTTGACAAACTTTTCAACTTCATTATCAAAAGCATCGCGATTTCTATGATTTCCCATAGCTTCGCCAAAAGTTTCTTTGTTCTCTAGTTCTAAGACAAGCCATGGGAAAACAAATGGAGATTCATTTTCTTTTAGTAAGTATTGTTTAAAGCTCTGCATACTCGTCTAAATCCTTTATAATAAGTTCGCGTTGGCATTCAATAATATCGTTATTATTTTCAAAATGTCTATGAACAATCTTAAACCATTCTGGTTCATTACTCATTGCCCATTCAAGATTTTGAAGATTTGTCATTTTCAACAATCCTAATACTTGCCCAGTGACTTTAACCGCGGCACTTACGTATAAAGCCAAATCTTTAGGATTTATAGCTTTATGAATATCATGTAAAGATACTTCAGCACCACCATTTACTGTAAAGTTAAGAGCCACCTTAGGATGCTCAATTTTAAATGGGGGTATGATATTAAAGATACTTACAAACTGTTCTTTTAACTTCAAGGGTTTAGTAATAATATCTTTGTAATAGTTATTTAGCAGACCAAGCAGTTTTTTGTCAAAAGCACTAATACCTTCTGTACTACCTTCAGTTGCATTTGTGATTGGTACTTTAAAAGCAAATTCTTTATCTCGGTATTCTATAGAAACTATTCTATTCTCAAATTGATTATGTAACAGATTGCCGATTGCATTTTCTATTGTTTCTGAAGTCGAGGGTAATGAAGAATTTGGTAGGTTACCGGGAACCTTACAATAAACATAATAGGTAATTCTTTGTGCGCCATTTGACATGTTATAACTCCGCATACTCGTCTAAATCTTTTTCAATTAGTTCACGTTGACACGCGATGAAGTTTTTATCGGCGTCGAAATGTTTCATTACAATTTCATACCAAGGAGGTATCTTTTGAGAACGTGGCCAAATTGTAATATGCTTCAATTCTTTTAACTTTAATAATCCTAATACATTAGAATTTATTTTATTAATCGCATTATAGAAAATAATTTTTTTGCAATGAGGCATTTTCTTATGAATATCTTTTAGAGATATTGAAGGAGAATGATCTAAGTAAAATTCGATATATGGCCAATCAGTATAAACATTTGGACCAAGTTGTTCTCTAAAAGATATGTATGTATTGTCTTCATCACGGTGAAATATATCGGTTCCTAAAAGCTCATCAACTATTTCAGTGCATTTTTTACGTATTTCTCTAACATGATTAGCATGTAAGTTAGTCTCATCTAGTTCATATGTAATAAGCATTTCATCAGCTCCGAAAAAAGCTTCAACTTCATTATGTCCAAAGTAATCTTGAAGATGAGATGTTATCCATTTTTCGAAAGTAATATGTGGATTATCGTCACCATCACCGTCAGTAATCCATTGCTCAACCTCAGACGTAAAGATACCAGTGCTAATATCAATGTACGCGTTAGTGGGAAGTTCATGATTAATAATTTCTTCTTTCAATAAGAATTCTTTAAAACTCTGCATATTCGTCTAAATCCTTTTCGATAAGTTCACGTTGACAAGCTACAATATCTTTTGACTCTGACCTTAAGTATTTGCTAATAATTACTTGAACATCTCGGTGTTCGCTTGAACATTGGCCAAAAAACAAAGCTTGAAGTTTTGGAATCTTTAATGCCCATAAGACACCACCTTTCCATTGATTAGAAATTGTTAAAGTGCCATCTATGTATTCAAAATGTTTGTGAGCATTAGACCAATCAAGATTATGACACAAGCCTAATCCAAGGTTTCCATCAATTCGTTTTGAAATGCCATCTAACTTTGTTAGAAGTGGATGCGCACAGGTAGTCACGATAGCAGTTCTTCCATACATCTTATCGCCGGTGAATGATACATCTGGTGGAAATCCTTCAAATGATGATAATCTATTGGCACCCAATTCAATCTGACCACACTTTATCATTTTGAAAGTTAGCTTACCGGCATCAGGTCCATCTTTAGGAATAAGAGTATTCTTTAAGTTCCAACGTCCATCAATTGATACCATACTATTAACAACGCTAAATTTCCCAAAGCTGACTGGCATCGGATGTGATGCATACTTACCTTTACGAATCGCATTTATTTCGAGTCGTACAGCTTTATCTTCGGCAGTTTCTTCAGTTAGTAGTTCAGAGATTTTCATAGTTCTGCGTATTCGTCCAGGTCGTTTTCAATAAGTTCTCGTTGGCATTCAATAAAATTTCCAAGTGGTAAATATTTGTTGATAATATTACAAGCATTTCTTAAATTCACTTTAATTTTTACTTCATCTTGAGATTTACCAGAATGGTGGTCAATAAATCCTACATGCTTCAAGTCTCTAATTTTTAGTAATGATAATAAGGGCCCTTCATATAAAGCACTAGTTATTAACCATCCATCAAGTCTTTTGACATACTTATTGAAATTTGTAAAATCAAAGTTTCTAATTCTTGATGTATCAAGTCTATTACTAATATCTGATGGAAATCCATCAAGAGATTGTATTTGGTTACCTGTAGAAAATTCAATACCACCTTCGCCAACTATTTCAGGAAAGTTCTTGAACGTCTTAGGAACATTCCATATTACTAATCGAAGAGCTTCTGCAATTGGAAATAGTAATTCATCATTGTCATCAAACATGCAATGCTCAATAATTAAAGGTTTCTTCAAATAGATTTTTCCATTCTTAACTGCATGTCGTGGAAATTTATTCGGAAACCTACATCTGCCAAGTTCTCCACTCTTATACTTTCCAATCATTTCACGGATTTGTTTATCATCCGGATTAGAAGCTTCAGATAAGTATTGCTTAAAGCTCTGCATAATCGTCCAAGTCAAGTTCAATTAGTTTTCGTTGGCAAGCTATAAAGTCTTTTCCTGTATCGAAATATTCCTTTACAATGTTAAACCATTGAACTTTAGCTGAAGCATATAATGTTATAGCATTCTTTATCTTTAGTAATCCTAATACATTTTGTGTTATATTAGAAGAGTCACCCATAGAAATCTGTTTAGCAGATAATATGACTTTATGTATATCTTGTAAGGATTTGACACTTTCTTCAATGATAACGTGATTGACTTCAACTGTAGTCGTTTTATCAAAGTTATCTTCTAAGATAACTACTGGCATTTCAGAAGATACTGGTTCAAAGTCATTCTTATAAATTTCATACTTATCTGCTAACTTGATAAACTTTGTTGCTATAGTATCAAGTTGCGGTTTAGTATAATGAGTATGGGGTTCAAGAACTAAATGAAACGTTACTCTATCAACTCCAAAATGATAGACTTCTTTTACTTTAGGAAGATTTGCTTTTTCACAGAGTTCAGATAATTCACGAATAATTATATTGTTTCGCTGAAAAAGCTGTTCTCTATTATACTTTGGAGAAATGTAATCATCTCCACGTACTTTTATTTGAAGAAGCAATGGGCGAATTGGTTCTACCCAATGATCATTGCCTTCTGCTAAGTATTCTTTAAAACTCCGCATATTCGTCTAAGTCTTTTTCAATGAGTTCTCGTTGGCAAGCAATAGCATTTCTATTGCCTTGCAAATAAGGATTGACAATTGAATACCATCGTGGGCTATTACTTCCAAAAGGACCTGCGCCAATAATATTGACTGGCATTTTTAGTTTGAGCAAACTAAGTATTCCCCCTTTTATCATATTTGCTTTATAAAGTCTGAACTCATCACACTTTAGAATAACTTTATCTAAGTTAGAAATCGATTGACCTTCTTCACACCAATATGAAATGTTACCATCATTTATACTTAGCTTAAAATTTGGAAATCCAAAACAAGATAACTCAGCTGTAGAAAATTTTACTTGTAATTCAGGTGAAATCTTAGTCGTAAAAAACTCATTCACAGTTGAACTAATAGTATCACGTAACTTTTGAATAGTTTCTGCTTGACACTGGATTTGTTTTGTTATCTTAAACTTCAAATCAATTCCATAAGTAGTACTGAGATAACTTGAAATATCATAACCTTTCTTTTTTGCTACTTTTATTATCAAATTTTTAAGCTCAGATTCTAAAGAATATGGAGAATATTCAATTTTGACTTTAGTTTCAACAAACATCCCAAGTTGAATATTTGAATCAGTTTCTACTTCTTGTAAGTATTCTTTAAAACTCTGCATATTCGTCCAAGTCGCTTTCAATAAGTTTACGTTGACAAGCAATAGCATCATGTCGATTTGCTTCACAATATTTAGTTACAATTTTGCATGCTTCCTTTAGTTCGTCAGAAGCAGTTGATAATGGCGAAACCTTCATTAGGTTTTGTATCTTAACAAAGCTTAGTAACCCTTTAGTTTCTTCAGGTATTGAAATTGAATAGACTTTTTTGACCACTTTTTCAATACCTTTGAAATTGATAATACCTGTATTATGCAGATAGATATCTTCAGCTTCTTCAGGTAAGTATTCAACTGAAGTAATGTTCTTACCCTTTACATTGAACTGTCCACCCACAAATTTTGGTACCCCTTTCAAGTCAATCATATCATTTGCTAATACATGAACATCTTTAGTACATTCTCTAAAGTTGATTGGCAATACACACTGCTTCCCTTTGTACCAGACCAAATCACTTCCAGAAATTGATAAACTCCAATGACATGTGATACTCATATCTTTATGAATTTCATAATTCCCCTGACCAATGCCATGAGCTTTCATCCAAGCATTGATTTGAGACTTCTTAGTATAGAAAGTCGATTCGCGTTCTTCTTTTAGTAAGTATTGTTTGAAAGTATTAGACACCTGGCCCTTCCTCCATTACAGGAATCAAAAAGCTTTCACCTGCTTTAGGAACTCGTAAGCCATTGACTTCATTGAACTTGTCCATTAGCTGCTTCAAGATTTCGCCATGAATGTACTTATTCTTATAACGAATAGCTGCTTCAATGGTCATACCAGGCATGAACAGGAAGGGTTCGTAACCAGAAATTGTTATTTGGCATTCCATTTATTGAAGCTCTCAATGTTGATTGAATCGACCACGATTGAAGATTTGTCAAGTTTCATATAAACTTTAATTGCGGAAGGAACCCTAAACTTTTCCATTGCAACTTCTAAAGCTTCTTCATCATTAGGGTATTCGTTTCTAATATTTTTGCGATATTCACTTAATGCTTTCCAATAGTTATGATACTCATTACTCTGTGAGTCTAACTGGTATTCAATGTGACTACGATTATGTTCAGCAACTTGTTTAGCACGAAGGTAATCAAAGTCTAAACGGTTGTACTTCAATATGTACGGAAGACCATTAATTTTGATTTTGTCCAAGAACCCTTCATTCTTTATTAAGTCAAGAAATTCTTCTGGAGTATCTGCTGCTGGAGCTTTATGTTCTTTGTAAGTATCTAAACGAGCGTTCAACTTAGCTTTCATCATGCTTATCCAATTTCTCATACCTTTTTCAGTAGATAAATCTTCTTTAGGCGGAGTTATTAAATGAGCATACTTAGCATCAATCTCACGAGCTTTTTTGCGTCGAGCATTTAGGGCAGTTCGTTCTTCATCGCTTCTGATAACTTTTACTTTGATTGAACCTGTTTTACCATAAATTTCTTTTTGACCTTTCATTAATGCAATAAGTGCTTTATATAGTTTTCCTTCTGAACCTTCAGATGTTTTGAGGTCTTCAAGTTCCGCTTTCTTGAAGGCAGCCATAATTTCAGAAGATTGATTCATCAAATCATGGTCATCTTTGAAAAAGTTTTGCCAAGAACATGCCCAAATGTAAAGTTCTTTGTTGTCATGTCCAGGATGAGGTGGAAGTTTCAAAAGCGATAGCACTTGTCTATCATCAAATAGTATTACTACGCCCTTGACAGTTTCATCATCTTTAATTAGACGATGCAGTTCAGCTGCACTTTTAGCGTTTGGAACTTCATCTATCTTTGCATATTGTCCTAAGAACGACGGGAACTTATGTTTAGTAGTACGAGAATAATTAACGCTTCCGCCATAATATCGTCCTCTTTCATATTCAAGTGAAGTTTTTAGAACCTTTAGTAAATCAGGTTCAATGAAAGAAAGATTCTTCAAATCTTCAAATAGAAGTTCAAAGAAATTATCTTCTTCTATAATAACTTTATTAGTAGAAGAAAAGAGTTCAAATATTTTCATGAGAGTACAAACCGATATAAGTTAGATTATAGTGATAAGTTATTTATTGATAAATAGTTTATACGTATCATCCAATAACTTTATCGTGGACATATTACTCATATGACAACAATCAATGACAATAACGAATTTTCAACTGCTGAACTTTGGGCTGAAGGGCGAGCAGTCACTCTTACCTTAACTCGCCCTACTCCAACGACAGTTCAATTGTCTTGGACAATTCCAACATCAACCATTGCTTATAAAGGTCAAGTCGTTCTTCTTTCGACCTCTCCATTAGAAGTTGCTCAACAACCTGTCGATGGTGTTCGTTACACGAGTTCAACTGACTTATTAGTTGCAGCTGATACAATAGGTGGCGCTCAAGTAGTATCTGCAAATTATTGGATATTTCAAGACCCTCTTACTACTCAATCGGTTACTATTACTAATGCTGACCCTAACGAAGTCTATTACGCATCTATTCATATATGTACTAATGTCATTCAGTACTATCCATTTGGTTCAAAATCATATGCACTAGATGGGTCACGAGCTGAACATAATGTTGATGGATATACTGGTTCAATTCCTCAATCAACAACACCTCCACTCAATCCAACAGTTGGACAGGTCTTCTATAACCCTGTGTCAAATTCTGTATCAATGTGGAACGGTGCTGCATGGATACCTGCAAGTGCAGGTACAGTCAAAACAGGTCATGCTTTTCCAACCTCTCCAATTGCTGGTGAGTTCTTCTATAACTTAAACACACATATCTTATATGTATGGAATGCGGTTCAATGGATACAAGCTAACGTTGACCAAGTGGGAACCCCTTCATATGATAAGGTTCCAATCGGCACGACAGGTTCGTTAGACGAACGAGTTCGATTGGTCAATGTATTGAAAGCACAACTTGGTTGGCCTTCAGTATGTGTCGAATTGAAGGAAGAAAATTTTGAGACTGCTATCGACATTTCACTATCTGAGTTTAGAAGACGTGCTGATAATGCATATGAAAGAAGACATATTTTCTTTACTGTTACAGCTGGACAAAATGCTTATTACATGAATGACCCGACAGTTGGAACTGATAGAATAGTTGACATCTATAAAGCTCATCGTGTTAGCACTATCGGTTTGAATGTATTGGGTGGAGATAATGGTATCTATTCGCAAATCTTTTACAATCAGTTTTTCTATGGAAGTCAGATTGATATTCTTTCAATTCACTTAGCTCAACAACTTGCAGAAGAGTATGGTAAAATCTTTGCAGCAGATTGGCCATTTGAATGGAATGAAGCTAAGCGAGAATTTAATATACTTCGCAAAATCTATAAAGATGAGAAAGTAGTATTAGAATGCTTTATGGAACGTTCTGAGCAAGAGTTATTGACAGATAGATGGGCTAAGAATTGGATACGCGACTGGGCATTAGCGAAATGCTGGGAGATGTTAGGGATGAACCGTTCTAAGTTTGGTACGTTACCTGGAGCAGGTGGTGGATTGACATTAAATGGTGACATGTTACTCCAGAAGTCAGAAACCATGTATACAGAACTTATGAGACAGATGAACGATTTTGAAGTTGGCAACAACGTAGGTGGCGGAAATGTTGCTTTCTTATTAGGCTAAAAAGTAGCATACTCGTCAAAATCGTTTTCAATAAGTTCACGTTGACACGTAATTACATCTTTTGATTTCATATGACTATTGACAATATCTGACAGAGTTCGTAAAGCATTTACTCGTTCATTAGGAGTGCCAACTTCAGATACACCAAATTCATCATTGAAACTAATTCCTATTAGTTTTGGTATTTTTAGTACTCCAAGAATTGCATATCCAAGAGTACTTGGTAAAGGTAATCGTTCAGCAATAAAGCCATCTTTACCAAAGTACTTATCAATGCCAGATAAAGAATGTAATGATTGACATCTTGATAAATCTAATCTTCCATTGATTTTCTTTGGAATGCCTTCAAAAGAAGTTAGATTTCCTTCAACAATCACATCGCCATCCACGGAAGAAAGTAATCGATAAAACTCGTTCTTCTGACTATCTGGAATACAGGAATCAATATTACCACGAACTTTTTCAAATGTTATAAGTTGTTTTTGTTGAACTCTTGATGGAACATTATATTGCCAATTATTAAAAGCGGTACCCACATAATTATCATACATTGTTTTGACAGAAATCCTCATCCCTGAGGAAAATGTCATCTTACTGACATTCGGTTCACTGTCTCCAAAGTATGATTGAGAATAGTCAGGCTCAAATTGACCTAAAAACAATTCTCTAAACTTATCCATCGATAACGAACTCATTTTAGTCGATAATTGAAAGCTCTAATTTTGGGAATTCTAATTCAGGTAATGGAGGATTGATAACATTAGACGGTACATCAGATTCAGGTGTTTCAATTTTTGGAATAGTTGCATCGTCGATAACACCATCAGTTTTTAGAATCATAGCACTTCCGGCAACACGACGACGGTCAGGATTGTTTGTCATGGTTGATTCATTTACTACAGTTGCGGCTGCAGCCGTTTTAGGGGTAACAACTACAGGTTGTGCAAAACAAACGTTAGCACTGATAAGTAAAAGGGTTAGTAAGTATTTCATAATTAAGTTCTCCTTTGTGAGAAATGTGGTTATAAGTTTATTCAGGTAATACGATTAGCAGTGTTCCTTCAGGCAAAGTATTCAATTTTTGATAGAAGAAATCAGAATCAACATTGATACATCCACCGGTAATACGGTTATCATCTATTTGCGGACTTTTCAATCTTTCAATTCTTTTTTGGTCAGGATTCCCCTTCCAAAGTGGATGAATAGCTGCAACTGCATTCTGACCTTTGATAAAAACTAGCATATCTTCACCTAATCGCCATGAAAAAGTTTTAGATGTTTTGAACGAACCTGATGGAGTGACATAGTTCGTTTTAGACGGATAATCATATACATTCATATCTAGCTTATCAGATTTCACTTTACCAAATAAAGCTGGTTGAGTAATTTTTTGACCAGTTTCAGGATAAAATACTGATATCGTTGCTTGTTTTTTATCCGCGATAATAACAGGATCTTTGTCAGTAGAGGCTGTTACTAACTGCGAAAAGCTAATCGTTATCAAAAAGGCAAATACTGATTTCATAGTTCTAATGTATCTTTTTCTTCTGGAGTTTGGATATCTTCTTCAAGAGTATCACAGGTTAAACGATTAGTAGTTTTTTCATAATCTGCATCACGAACTCTCATTTCATTGATATAACCCGATGGGGGTATTGCAATTGCAACATCGTCAAAAGCCCAAATAGTTTGAGTCATTTTACCGATTTTGATAAATGCATTTTTGTCAATTAAGAACTCATATGGAAGAGAAGTTTCAAATGTAAAATCTTGTAATCTCCAATCTATAGTAACACATTTTGGAGTAGAAGATTTATTATTTCCATTGATAACCCATACATCGAGTTTAACACCACGATGTTCAATTGGTGCTGAACGAACAGCTTCAATAACTACATCATCTTCTTCTTTTACCTTTACATAGTCTGCAGTTTTTTCAGATACAAACGGGTCTTCTTTTTTCTTCTGAGCGTTTTTGACTTTATTGATTTGATCATATTCTAATTTTTCAGCATCGTATTCTTGTATAGTCATACAACCTGTACTTAAGAATATGCTAATACCTATTACTAACAACAACGATGAATGTTTAAACATTTGATTCATAACCTCTGTAGGTATAAACAAAAACTGCCGGTTATCAGACCGAAATCCAACACCAGCAGTTTGTATTGTGTCTAAGATTTAAAACTTACCGGTAAGTCTTATTCTTAGTAAGTGCGTGAAGCTTGAGCTTGTTCAAGTTGATTCAAGATTTCTTGAGTACGTTTTGCAACTTCATCTTGGTCATCACGAACAACTGCATCAGTAGCAGGAGCAGGCACTTCTTTTACAACTTCAGCAACAGGTGCTGGAGCAGGAGCAGGAGCCGCTACAGTATAGATACCACCGTCTTCAGCACAAGGACGGCCAACACGTTTAAATGCTTCACGAACTAAATCGCTGTCACACATAATTTCTTTAGCAGCTTGAACATCGCCGAAAGTTTTAATCTCACGAGCATCTAAACGACGTACGCAAGCTGAATCTCTCCAGGTTGTACCAAAGCTGAAAGAACCACCAGAAAAACCACCACCAACTGAAGTTGAACCCATACAGGTTTCAGTCAAAGTAGTTGTCAAAGCAGGAGCAGCAGCAAAGCCAACAGCTTTTGACATATCAGAAGCAGCAACATTGTTTACGCTGTTATCATTACCTAAACCTGCACCACGACCTTCACCACCAACTGCAACACCGGCACTTTGAGTTTGATTCGATCTTGCTTCAGAACCTGAGTTCACATCCGCAAAGCTAGTTGCAGAAATACACAACAAAGCGATAATTGCGATTATTTTTTTCATGTCATTTCCTTTAAAAAAGATTATTTGAATAAACAGTGGGTGAGTATAAAAAACATACTCACCCACTATTCAATTTACACCGCTAAGCAGTTAGTATAATCAAAAGTTCGTATTAACGAACGATTGAGAATACTTCACCTTCTTCTACAGCGAAACCTAATGAACCAGCTTGACCTAAGCTAAACGCTTCGTTAGAAGTACCACCTAAAGTAGCAGCAGAAGTACTTACAGTGTCACCACGTCCGTCACGAGTACCCCAAGCAATGTTGCCAGCAGAGGTTTCTTGACCAGCTATACCAAAACCATTTTCGTTTGTACCAGCACCGCTTACAGAACCTACAGCAGCTTCGCTTTCAGCACTCAAAGAAGGGTGATGATAACGATTAGCAGCATTAGCTTCAGCAGAACCACCTTGAACAGCAACAGCACTAGTTCCAGCATCTACATAAGCATGTCCAATTGCATCTGATTGGCTAGCAGCCAATACACCGGTTGAACCTGAAGTAGCAGCCAAAGTTCCAACAGAACCGTGACCAGCTTCAGCAACTGCAGTTGCAGTGTTTTGAGCGCCTGCACCTACGATTTGGTTTGAATAAGCTGCACCGTTACCTACAACAGCGATTTCACTACCGGAAGAAACAGAAACACCTGAGAATGAAGAAGTGTCAGTTGAAGTCACACCGTGACCATAGTGACCATAACCTTCTGCAAACACAGCGCCAGCAGCCAAAGTAGCGATTACAGCAGTTAACATTTTGATTGAAGTTTTCATATTGAAGTTTTCCTTTGATAATTTTAAGTAGAAAAACTATTCATATTATCCTTCTCTCAATTACTCCACATCCATGAAATTTGATTTCATTTCTCAACCGATTTCAAGAGATAAGACAACATAAATAGTGTTATATTATTCTCCTCAGAATTACTAAAATAGTTTAGTATTCTCATCGCATAGAAACTATTTTCTCCTCAGTTCAACTCATCGTGCATTGTTGGGAATAGGTATTCACATACATATCCAACTGTATCCATATCGTGCATATCAAAAATATGCCTCACTAAAATAATCATTGCGACTATTTTTCCTACATTTCCTTTTGAATCCCTTACTTAGACTTGCGATTCCTTGAAATTGTTACAAACCCAACTAATGCAGAACCAAATAACCATACTGCACCTGGCACCGGAACTGACGGAACAATTGGGCCACCATTTCCATTACCTACACCGTTATTACCACCACCATTTCCACCGGTTTGCAAATTGCCACCATTGTTATTGCCATTGTTTGTTTGGATTTGAGTATTACCTGCAAATGGTTGTTTGAAAATTTGTTCATTATGTTCATCATGACGATTGTTATCATGATGATTTTTATCATGACGATTTTTATCATGCTTTGATGCCATTACATCAGTAGTTAATACTAATGCAGATAAAGCAGCAGTTACTAACAACGAATTTCTTACCACTCGTCTCATCTCATCTTTACTCCTCGAACTTATGTGGTTATAAAAACATTTAGTAGATATATTATAAACTAATTTTTTGCAGACTGTATAAATTTTTTCAATCGCTTTAAAATCAGTTTTTACAACATTTGTTAGATTTATTATAATCTAGTTTTTTGTCGATGTAAACATTTATTTTTGTGGAACTTTGTAAGAATGTTTTACAATAAAAAACTTGATTATTTCCGTTGAAGCAATTTTGTAAATGTTTCAACAGAATATGTGTCTATTATAACAAGTTTTCGCCTGATGTAAATAGTAGATGATGTAGTAAAGCAACAATGTTGTAAAGTCCGTTTAGCATTGTTGCCTTACGAGAAAGTTTGACTTCCGTGAGCACTTTAAACTCGCGCTCTCGTCTCCTCAGTTTGATTACACCTACTCTATCCATTTTACACTAAAATCCGTAATGTGTATCGAGTCGATGCTATTTTATTTATAGAAGTTGTGATAAATAGCTCTATCATCTAAAACATTGTAGAATAACCACATAACATGGCCGAAATTACTCCTTATGTTCCACCTGCAGACTTTTGCTTCGGCGATTGGACGATGCAGAATGATTGTACTAAGCTTGATGAAAAGTTTACTGAGAACCTGATTGCCGAAAGCCTTGAGATAGCAGGTGCCCCAATCAACATTTTCAAGCTACTTGGAGTTCACGAACAAGGCCGATTGATAGACCTAACTGGTCAGGGTTACCCACTTTCAAGTGGTGCTGGGGCAGGGTCTGATGCGTCTAATGCATTTGACATTAGCTCAACTTCGTGGCATTCTGCTCAAGTTGGGTCACTAGTTGTATCGACTCCAGCGTATCTTGGCTACAACTTTGGAACAGTCAAATCAGCGATTACGGGTCAAGCATCAAGTGCTCCACCTGCTAAGCTTTCGCATCACATCACAACTCTTAAAATCCAACAAGGACCACTTGCTCAAAACCGAGCATTACAAGTCCGTGTTGATAGAGCGACAGGCGAGCTAAAAGCGTCTAACACATTCATTGGTTCTGGCAACGGACTTTTGGTCAATATCCAACCTGGCTTCAATCCGTCTGAATGTACCATCTTGGTTACTGCATTAACGCCTACTTCATTTTCAGTCTTTAGCTCAATTCGTGGTCCTCAGCCTAATGCAACTGTTGGAGTTCATTATGCTAATCAAGATGTTCGCTTTACCATTCAACCAGGCAGCATTCCGTTCAGTGTAGGTGATACCTTTACGATAAAACTTGAACTCAATTGGCTTCGCGTAGACATTGTCAATCTACCAAATAGTGCAAATGTTGAAACTATTGCAATAAGACCTAGTGTGCCTTCACCTTTTTGGCGAATAGTTCCGTTGATGTTCAATGGAGGAATCACTGACTATTGGGAAGTCATAAAGCTTGAACTGATAGACTATCAATCAACAAACATCAACAACATTCAAGACACTTTGTTCCTTGAAAATCGTGATAGAGACTATGCACAGAACTCCATCACACTCAAATGTCAATACCAACCGTTTGATAGCATTGGCGACCTTGGCAAGTTTGGCTTTTCAATCCTTGACCAATATGTCTTTACGTGTTCATTCGCTCGTATGGTCCAACTGTTAGGAAGACCCGTTGTAACAGGCGATGTCATTGAAGTGACACCTGAACTTGCATATGACCATAACTTGATGCCTGTTAAAAAGTATCTTGAAGTCACTGACACTGGATGGAGTGCTGATGGTTATTCTGCTCAATGGAAACCAATGCTTTATCGCTTCCAAGCAATTCAGCTTATTCCTTCTATTGAAGTACGAGACATTCTTCCAATGCCAGAAGAAGCTGTTCAACGCGTAAGCGATGGTTCTTTCTTCGAGTCTATCACTCAAATTGAAACGACTTCATTACGTGCAAGCGAAACGACTAAAGTCGAGTCCCAAGCAGCAGTTCCTGAAGTTGGTGAAGACATTACTGATTTAGACACTCGTATCCCTGAACCATGGAAAGATAAGATAGCTCCTCAGCAAACGAATATGTATGTTGAGAACGGACTTCCACCAAACGGAGAACCTTATGGTGAAGGTTACAAACTTCCAGACATCACGGTTGCAACTGATGGTGAATACTATCGCCTCAACTATGAAAGTTCTACAAACATCCCTGCTCGTCTCTATAAGTTTAGCGCAATCAAAAATCGTTGGTTGTATGTTGAGACTGATAGACGAGGAGAATATTCAAGTCATAAACCCTCGGTTCGTAATGCTCTTATTAGCCTTGGAAGAAGAACTTTACAGGATACTGACATATAATGATTACAGAATACTTTTATGCAAAAC